AATGCAACCTGAGTTTGAGGATGAGGAAGCAATTGATCCATTCGATTTCTGGCAAGGTGCTAACTTCAAGTTGAAGGCAAAGAACGTTGCTGGTTACAGAAACTATGACTCTTCTGAGTTCGCTGCCACTAGTGCTTTACTAGATGATGACGATGCGATGGAAGCAATCTGGAAGAAGGAGTATTCCTTAGCAGAACTAGTTGCTAATGATCAGTTCAAAACATATGATGAACTCAAGACTCGTCTTGGTTATGTTCTTGGTAATAAGCCAGTTCGTAATGATTCTGAAACTGTAGATCAAGAGGTTGAAGATGTGAGAGCATCTGCTCCTGTTGCTGAGACAGTAGAATCCGTATCTAGATCTTCTGCTACAGAAGATGAAGATGACACACTATCATACTTTGCTAAATTAGCAGAATCATGATATAATAAGGGAGTTCTCATAGAACTACTCCTGTTTGTTTTTGATCAGACCCCTTCGGGGGTCTTTTTTATTGCACTAAATTATTATTTTCTGTTGATATAAGAGTTTCTGAAACATATTGAGTATTTCTATCATATTTCATGATTCTTCTGAAATCATTTATAAACATCTGAACATATTGTCTTTTTAGAGGTCTTATTAATCTTTTCTCTTCATTCAATTGAGTTTCATAGTCAAAATTAGATATTCCTATTACAGGTGAAATTTTATCTCCTGTAAGTGCTTCTACTATTCCTCCAACTTTAGTGTACCAAGTATTAGCAGATCCACCAAATCCTGCAGCAGGACCATCAATTTGAAATGGTCTACCACTTGGTACATTATGTTCTACTACTTGACCTGATGGTAATATCATTCTATCTTCACCATCTCTTACCTCTACAGTTTCATAATGGTGAATATCATTCATCTTAAGACCATACTTATCTTCAACATATTCATATAATTCTTTATTTGTGAGTGGCCATTCATTTCTAATATTGGTTATACCACAAGAAATAATAACAATATAATCTAATTCTGGGTCTCCGTAGAGATCTTCAGCAACAGTATCAGGTCTAGCACCTTCAGCAATAATAAATTTATTGAATATTGTTGTCTCTTTAGTCAATGAATCTAAAAGTTTATTCTTACGGAATAAATTTTTTATTACAATAAAATCATTTGATGATGTTTTATGTGATAGTGGTGATTGATACCTTACATTAGGTAATTCTCTTAAGTATCCCATTAGTATCCTACTCCTCCAATTCCTTTGTAATCTTCCTCATATACTGGATTTGTCTCTTTAAATGACATAGCAACTTTCATATGAACAGGTACTGATCCATCAGCATAGGTTGCATAAGTTCCTGAACCAGTATAGTTAACAGATAATGATGTCATCGCACATGGTTTAAATGTATTTAAGAATGGATGTGTTTTACCACCACTTCTATATTCTAATAAAAATAAGTCTGGGGAATTTATAAGAACTCCACCAGCACTACCAGCATTATCTTCACCTTTTTTAGGAGACATCGCCATTTTTAAGGATCTAATTATATCCATCGCTCTTTGACCTTCATCAAAACTTCTTGGTGTAAATGTAAAATCAAATTTAAATTCTCTTAAATTAACACCGTCAAATAATAACTCCTTATTACTGTTTAGGATTTTTCCCATTCCCCTTGACATTACACTATTGGGTGTAGTGTTACCACCGAATTGGTTTATGGCAAGACCAGAAAGAGATGCTCTTATGGCATTTTGCATTTCTTCACCATCACCAATTCCAAGATCCGTAAAGTCACCACCCTTAAGTAACGAATCTATTATTTTTTGAACCTGTCCTAAGGTTTCACCTGGTTTTTGCATAAGACCACTAGCCAAGTCTAAACCTGCTAAGGTGAATAAATTCATGGAATTACCAGACCATACACAAGAATTTCCATCGTTAACTTGTTTTGGTATTGGTAGTTCTACATAAAATCTTGTTTGATTTTTCATCTCACCTACACGACTGTCCATCCCAACGTTGGCAAGTCTAGATCTGGTTTTATCTATGAACTTCAGATCTTGTTTTAGCATCCCCTTATTCTTCCCTTCTTTATGCTTCTCCAAACCACCATCTTTACTTTCAGAAGTAGCACCTGTCATTCCTGCTTCTGTAAATGCAAATGACAAACCTTTATCCATAGCTGGTGGTAAGTATTTGACGCATTGTATTAAGAAACTATCTTCTGATTTAGCTTTAGCTCTTTCTAATGGATATGATAGATAGAATTTATCATTTGGTTTAAATGCTTTTTTCTTTCCAACTTCTTCTATGGGTTTATCAGTTGATTCTGTTAGGTCTCCATATGTGTTCTCATCCAACATCCCAGTATCATGCATTTCCTTCCAACTTAATGCCATTTATCGACCTAATTTACTATTATCAGCTATTTATACCTTTTTTCTATGAATGTCTAAATCTTGCAAATGGAATACCATCCAAGTCATTTAATTCATCATTAGATATTTCATATAAACCTCCTGCAACTTCATTCCATGTGTAATTTCTATGATCATTCCAGTGAAAGTTAATTCCTTTGAATCCCCATTCATATACTCCAGTTACACCAACTAGGGGATTTTGGTCATATCTAATACCTGAAGTTTTTGGATTATATACAAAGACATAGAACTTTCCTACTTGAGGTGTTTTACCACCTTCTTCTAAGACACCCATAATTTCCATCATTAAATCATCGGCATTTTCTGTACCGATTAAGTTATCACGTATGTCTTTAACTCTACTCATTTAATTCCTAGTTCTTTTTCGGTAATCACTTTAAATTCCCATTGTCTATCGGCACAATATTCTCTTGCTTCTTTCCATTTTGTTTGGTTTGTGGCATATGTATATGCTTCTTTTATGTAACGTGGTGTTTGTCGTTTTGGTTTTTTAGGTGGACTGCACTGCTTTAGTGGTTTTACTTCAATAATATATTTTTTTACTCTACCATCAGTTTCTTTTACCTTCATGTAGAAATCTGGAAAGTATCTGCGAGGTTTTCCATCAAAGACATAGGGAATAATAATTTCTTCACTTGCCCATTCTAATACATTTGCATTCTTATCACAGTAAACCATAAATTTTCTTTCCCATAATGATCGAAATATTATATTAGTAGGATCACCTTTATATTTGTGAGGAAAAGTTGGATAATACTTTCCTTTATAAGCCATCTAAATAGAAATGATATAATACATCTATTTAGAGTGTCTGCTCCATTTCCAAAGAAAATATCTCAGATATTACCAAAGTTCCAGAACGTTGCTCAAAGTTCTCATTATCTGGTTAAGTTTGGTTTGCCTGGTGGAAAACTGAGAAAGGTATTAAGAAGTAAAGGTGTAGATTATAGATTTCATACACATGATATAGGATTACTTTGCAACTCTGCAGTTTTGCCTGGATCTACTTTTGCTACAGAAGTGGTTCAAGGTGAGTTTCAAGGTGTAACTGAGACGATACCACATACAAGAAATTTTACCAGAATTAAATTAGAGTTTTATGTAGATAATGAATATAGAACACTTAAGTTCTTAGAGCATTGGATGGAATTTATTACAGGAGCATCTTCAGCAGATTCTGCTCGTGGTGGATATAATTTTAAATTACATTATCCAGAACAATATAGATCACAGACAACTAAGATAGTTAAGTTTGAAAAGAATTACAGACAAAATATGGAGTGGAATTTTGTTGGGTTATATCCTATTGCATTAGATTCTACTAGAGTTCAGTATCAAAGTTCTCAGGTATTAAAAGCAAGTTGTGCTTTTGCCTTTGATAGATATGTTTGCGGAAGAGCAGATTCATTCGCTCAAGCTAAAAATATTGATAAGAATACAAAGGGACCTCATGCTGGTATTGCTGCCGATGATAAAGAAAGAATTTTACTTTTAAATCCAACTACTACTCCAAATGATCAAAGAGTAGATGAACTGACGTCAACATTTCAGAATACTAACCTGAGTATGGACCTTGCATCATATTATAGTAATGATGCCCTTTCTGCTTTTACTATTAGTGAAGGTAGAGTAAAATAACTTCAAATAACCCCTATAAATAAAAATACTTGAACTGAGCATATTATGCCTTTACCAAAGATTGCGACTCCTTCTTATGAGTTAGTTGTTCCTTCTACTAAGAAGAAACTTAAATATAGACCTTTTTTAGTTAAAGAGGAGAAGATTCTGATTATCGCTATGGAAAGTCAGGATAATAAACAAATAGCAAATGCTATCAAAGATGTTCTTTCTTCTTGTATTTTAACTAAAAGTGTGAAAGTTAATGAACTTTCTACTTTTGATATTGAATACCTCTTTCTTAACATTCGTGGTAAGTCTGTTGGAGAAGAAGTTGAAGTTATGATTACTTGTCCTGATGATGGTGAGACTCAAGTTCCCACGACCATTAATTTGGATGATATAAAGGTTAATATTAATAAGGATCATACTCCAGATATTAAATTAGATGATCAGTATACTTTAAGAATGAAGTATCCATCTATGGAAGAATTCATTAAAACTAATTTTTCTGTTGATGGGGATGTGAATGTTGATGACACATTTAAATTAATTGCATCATGTGTTGAACAAGTTTATTCTGAAGAGGAATCTTGGGCTGGTGCTGATTGTACAAAGAAAGAATTGTCCGACTTTGTAGAATCTCTTAATTCAAAACAGTTTAAGAATATTGAAAAATTTTTCGATACTATGCCTAAATTGTCACATACCGTTAAGGTGACTAATCCAAAAACAAAAAAGGAAAATGAAATAGTGTTGGAGGGTTTGCAGAGTTTTTTCGTATAAGTATGTCTCATGAAGATCTTGAGTCATACTATAAAATTAATTTTGCTTTGATGCAACACCATAAATATAGCTTAACGGAGTTAGAAAATATGATGCCTTGGGAAAGAGAAATTTATCTCGCACTCCTACAGCAATATATTGAAGAAGAAAATTTAAAGCAACAACAAAATGGCTGAACCCATTCAATCACCAATAGGAGGAGGAATACGTGCTGTAAGACGCAACGTTTCTTCTAGTATCTTTACGGGTGGTGGTGTTGTAAGACAAAGACAAGATTCTGTAGCAGCAAATGCAACAGTTAGAAATTCTGCGTTATTGGGTGGTATTGCATCTCAAGTTAGTAATGTAAGTCAACAGACAATCCAGTTAAATAAGTCTTTACAAATTATTTCGCAAAGTTTAGCAGTTGGTGCTAATTTAGATAGACAAAGAGAAGCAGCAAATGCTCAAAGACAAAGAAGGTTAATAAGTCAAGGATTAGCAGATGCAAATGAGCAGAGTATAGAGGGTAAGATTAGAGAATCTCTAATGGAACCTGTTAAGAAGATAGGTAAGAAAGTACAATTTGGATTAAGTAGATTAGTTAATGTATTTTTTATATTAGCTGGTGGTTGGCTACTAGAAAAAACTGTTAATATGCTTAAGGCATTAAGTGGTGATAATCAAGAGAAGTTTGTAAAGATAAGAAATGATTTAATAAAGGGATTATTAGTCATTGGAGGAACGGTTGCTCTTGTTACCGCAGGAATGGGAGCTTTGACTATAGGTATAGGAAAACTTTCGTTGGCATTAGGGTCAGTTGCTCTTGGTGGTATATTAATAAGACCATTAGATAAATTAAAGAATGCGATATTTGGTGTTGCCAGAAACGCAACGGGAATGAAACCACCTACGGGAGGTGCTATACCAGGAGGACAACCAACTAATAAAAATCAAAGAGTACCTAAAGGTAGTACTCCTATTGGATCTAAACAATACCAAAATAATAAAGGTAATCTTAACAAGGTTTCAATATTTGTTACTTCCATGTTTGGTGTGAAAAATGTACTTGAAGGGAAACCTTTCCAGTATGAAGTTATGGATCAAGGTGCAGGATGGGCTGGTGCTAATATTGGAGGTAAGCTTGGTTCTAAAATTCCTGGACCTCCTTGGTTTAAAGCATTAGCAGGTGTAATTACTAGTATGATTTTCTTCCAAGGGGGTTATGGTGCTAGAGGAACTGTCCAAGACATAGTAGGAACAGAGAAATTAGACGAACTTCAAAAAGAACTGGAGAGTGGTAATGTTCAAGCTGGAATGATGAGTCCTATAACAGATGAAGATTTACTTAATGAAATTGAAAATCAGAGACCTGTAAGAGAGGATTTCAAAGATAAAAAAGAATATAAAAAAGCTTTAGAAGAATTTCAATTAGATAAGGGTGATAGGATAAACGAATTAACATCTAGAATTGAATCAAAGAAGAAACCACAAGGGTTTATGAGAGGTCTTTCTGGTTTTGGTGATTTAATAACTGGTAATGCATTTGATTTTGATAAAAGAGGTAGTTTTCTTGAACCAAAGAAAAATGATGTGAATGTTTCCAAGAATATTTCTTCTTTACAGGAACCTAAACCTAGTGTAATTCCATACCCTAATGTTGGTGATGGTGGTGATCCTAATGCAGCAGGTGGAAATGTTGCTGCTGGTGCTGTTGGTGGTGGTGTTCCTGTTATACCACCATCAAATGTAGATAATAGTTATATATTTCTTGCATTTAAAAACTATCAGGTAGTTCCAACATAACATGGATCCACAAGCTTTAGTACAATCAACTTCTAGTCTTAATAATATAAGTAGATCATTTAATGGTCTTGCTGCTGGTATTACACGTTCTAGTTTTTTAGCTAGATCTATTGCTAAAACTGTTAAGACTGATAATATAGGTAAAAAGAAACTTTTAACATCTGATGCTACTTATTTTAAGAGAAGAAGAGAATCATTTTTAAGGAGGAGAAGAGAAGATCAACTTGAAGCATCTACAGTTAATGGTGCAGCAAAGGCAAGAGGAAAAGCTATAACAAATACTGGAAAGGGAGTTCTAGGTAGGATACTTAGTTTCCTTGGAATTGTTTTGATAGGATTTGTGGTTCAAAGATTGCCACAGATTCTAAAAGGTGTTACTGCACTTATTAAAAGGATTACTCAGGTAGTTCAAATTTTTAAGGGATTTATAAATGGGGTGATTGGTGTCTTTGAAAGTATGTCTGGTAAGTTGGATCAAGTAATTGGAATGTTTCGTTTCTGGGATTTTGGTAAGCAGAGAGATGAGGCAGAAGATTCGTTCAATAAGGTTAATGATAAAATTAAAAATCTGAATACAAGTTTCATTGCTGGAGTCAATAGATATCAGGATGATGGTGATTTGGATGAAGAAATAGAGAGAATTGATGCAGAATCGAAACAGAAAGAGAGAATATTTGGGGGTGAAGACGATCCAGGTGCAAAAAACCAATGGTGGGATTTTCTTGACTTATTCCCAAATAAAAATAAGACAGAAGGGGAAGGTAATGAAGATGGTCAAAAAGATGATATTAAAGAAGAGGTTAAGAATGAAGTTTTAGAGTACTTTGAGGGAGGAGAAATTAAGGCTGGTGAAACAGCACTTGTAGGTGAAGGTAAGGATGGTAAATCTAAGGATAGGGAATTATTCACCCCTAAGCAGGATGGATTTATTCTTCCAAATAATATAACTGAAAGATTAATGGAAGCATCTAGTTTCTTAGAATCTGACAAATTGCAAAATAGCATGAAATCAAGTGTTGAAAACTTTGATATCAGTACTATGAATGATATGATGAAGGGATTTAGTAGTGTGATGGATACTATGGGAAATATTGAAGATCCTTCTAAGAATATTGAAAAAATTGATGATGTTAAAGAGGAAAAGGATAAAGGAAATCGTGGATTCCTTGGTTGGAGATCTTCTGTTGATTGGATGACAGGTGGATTGACTGATTTGGATAAAAAAGGAAATGAATTTAATCTTATTAATCCTAAGGATGATGATTCAGAAATTGAATCTTTATTTAAGTCTATAAAGACAGATTCTGATGGTCTTATTGATGAGATAACACCAGAAAGAAAAGGTCAAAAAATCATGATGCCTCCACCACCAGGATTAGGAGCAGGATCTCAATCTAAGAATACACCACAAAGTTCTGGTGGTATACCTAAGTCAGGAGGAAAGTCTGGTGGGTTAAATATAAAGGAATACCATAAGCATATAACAACGTTAATTACAGCATATACTTAGATGGAAGCATTAAAAAGATCGACATATGAAGAAATTGTAATTGAATCCACAGATGGTTCAAAGACGATTGATATTGCTCCTGGTACTGTAATGATTGATTATTATGAGGATATATTTTCACCAACTCTTACTGCCAAATTACAAGTTACTTCTGAAGGAAATACTATAGAGGGTGATGATGGAGAATTACAATCAATTTATAATGGTTTACCTTTAAGAGGTGGAGAAACAGTTACTATAAAAATTGCTGGTAATTGTGAAAATAATCCAGGAATGGATTTATCATTTTTTGTATCTAGTATTAGTAATGTAATTACTAGAAAGAAATCAGAATCATTTACATTAAATTTGGTTTCTATAGGTGCAATAACTAATGAAACATCTAGGGTTGGTAGAAAGTATCCAACATCTAATAAGATATCAGAATCTATAAAGGATATAGTTAAAAACTATTTGGGTGATGAACGTGAGGTTGATGTAGATGCAACTCAAAATGTATATGGATTTCTTGGTAACATGAGAAAACCATTTACACTTTTAACGTGGTTAGCATCAAAATCTGTACCTGAAAGTGCAAAGGATAGTAGTACTTCAGGATATGTATTTTTTGAAACTAAGGATGGATTTCATTTTAGATCTATTGATAGTTTAATAAATGCTGAACCTGCTGCAAGATATTATTCTACTGAAGTTATAGAACAAACAAATAATGATTTTAAAATTATAAGATACAGTACATCTAAAAATGAAGATGTTTTAGGTAAACTTCAAAGAGGTGCTTATTGTAGTTATAGAATATTTTTTGATCCGTTAACTTTTAATTATACAGACCCTGCTAAGGGTATATTTACATCTGAAAATTATGCTAGTACAGATCCAAAAAAAGGTAAAGCTTCAACTTTAGGTAAAAGTATTAAGTTGCCAGGTAATCTTGCTAGTACTCCAAGTAGATTTGTTACTGCTGTTATGGACAGGGGAACTATGGAAAGAGGTGTATCTAAAGCAGAGAATGCTGATCCAACTTTTACACAATCTCAAGCACTTATGAGATATAATTCTATATTCTCTCAATTGATTACTATGACAATACCTTCTAATACTAATTTAAGGGCTGGTGATATTATTGAGTGTGAATTTGCTCTTACTTCAGCAAAGGATGCAATTGACACTGAGCAAAGTGGTCTATATATGATTAAAGAATTGTGCCATCATTTTGACCCAACAGGATCTTACACTTCATTAACATTAATTAAAGATACATACGGAACTAAAGCGAAATGATAGAGGAATCAATATTAAAAAGTAATTTTGTAGGAAGAGATGGATTCAAGTGGTGGATCGGTCAGATTGCACCAGAGGAATGTCAAGGTGGTCAATTAAATCAAGTTGTAGATACAATACCAGCTCCATTACCACCTGGTGCTAAACCTGATGATTATGATCAAGCTGATCCTTGGGGAAATAGAATTAAGGTAAGGATCATGGGATATCATCCTCAAGATCCAATTGAATTGCCTGATAAAGATTTACCTTGGGCTCAGATTTTATTGCCATCAACTGCAGGATCTGGTGGTGGTGGTGTTTTTAGATCAACTAGATTAACACCAGGAGATAGTGTATTTGGTTTTTTCCTTGATGGTGATGATGCACAATTACCTGTAATATTAGGAATATTTGGTAGATCTTCAAGTCCAGTAAAACTTGGACCTTACAAGCAACCATTTCAACCATATACTGGATATACTAAAAAGAATCCACCTAGTGCATATTTCTTGAATAAGGAAGTTGGTGATCAATCAGGACCTAGTGCTACTCCATTACCTATTGATTTACCTAAGGAAGTTGCTGATAAGGTAAACACAGCTAAACTTAGTAAATTAATTAGTAAGTTTGGTCAAGAACTTGGTGAAATTGAATTTGATAAACAAAAGATACAATCTTCTTTTACTGCTTTAGGAAGTTTGATTGATAGTCCTACGGTATCTCAAGGCATATCGACTATGAAACTTGCCAGTAGGCAAATGAAGACTGAGATGAAAAATATGCAGAAGGATTTGAAAATATTAACTGAGAAAATTGATACTGAAGCAATTAAAGATCAATTTGAAGATGTTCTTGGTGGAATTGATACTGATGCATTTAAAGCAAAGGCAGAAGAACTTAAAGGTATAGTAAATTTACAAATAAAAGAAAGAACTGCGAATGCGAAGGAGCAAATAAAATCTTTAGGTGGTGGAATGGCTAAAGATATGATGGGAAAGTTGCAAACTGCAGTTGCTAAAGAAGCGAATAGTGGAGTTAAAAAGACATATGCTAAGGTATTTGGTGCTGTTTTTGCAGCAACTAAGAGTAGAGCTAAAGCAAAACAAGCTGGTATAAAGGCACAAGCAGCATTTATTAACCCACTTAAGTCTTTCCATGAAGGTCTTCCTTGTGTTATGCAGAATGTTATAGGTGGTATGGGCGATGCTATCGATGGAATAATTGACCAATTAGTAGATAATGTGACTAATTTTACTGATTGTATTATGGATCAGGCAATTGGTGGTATAATGAATAGTGTAATTGGAGGTCTTACGAAGGGTATTATGCCATCTTTAGGTGGGATATCTAAAATTTTAGGTGGATTTAGTCCTGGTGATTTTCTTAGAGGTAAAGCAGAAAATTTACAAGCAATAGCAAGTATGTTTGAGTGTCAAGAAAAATCAGATGATGACTCTATGACAGTTCAGCAATATGTTGTTGGTGGAGGACCAGCAGAAGCATTTGATTCTCTTATAGAAGGTATATTAGAAGTAGCAAATACAGCAGATTCTCTAACAGAAGGATTAGTAGGTGCTGTTCAAGACTTTAATATTGGTGGATATAAAGGTAGTTTGGGTGTATTTGACTTTATGAATCCAAGCGTATCTGTTCCTGGATTTAAGAGTCCACTTGGAGAATGTTATAGTGGACCTCCACTAGGATGTGCTGGTGTGAAGCTTAATATTTTTGGTGGCGGTGGTGTAGGTGCAAATGCTAGAGCATTATTCGGTGATGTTATTGGTTCTGGTGTAGAAGCAGTTGGTAGTATTATTGGTATAGATTTAAAGAGTGGTGGATCTGGATATAATGCAGCACCATTTGTTGAAATTGTTGATACATGTAATAAGGGATATGGTGCTGTCGCTAGAGCAAAAATAGATCTTGATCCAGAATCACCTACTTATCAGGAAGTTGTTGATGTTATAATTCTTACTCCTGGTGAAAATTATCCAGTTAGAAATGTTGATGGTGAAGATAATGAACCTGTTATAGTTGATCATGTAACTGTTATTTCTCCTGGTGAAGATTATGATAGGGATGATAAGGTAATTGATGATGCAGGTAATGAATACACTACTTTTGTAGATGACTTTGGTAGAATTGTTAATGTGGTTGCACCAGACGGTACAACAATGAATGTACCAGAAATAACTGAGTTCCCTGAACTTACAGTGGTATCTAAAGATGGTTCACCATCTACTGGTTTTGGTGCAATATTAAGAGCACAGTTGAAACCAAGACCTCCATATCAAGGAGAAGTCAAGCAAGTTATCGACTGTATTAGTTGAAATAAATAGAAGGGTAAGGTATTAGTATATGGCAAAACAACCAAGTTGGCAAAAAAGACAGGTTGATTCATTTGGTAATTTTAAAGTTGAATATGGAAACCCATTAAATCACTTGGGTGGTCCTGCAGTTTTTAGTTTGATCGGTAATGGTGCTGGTGGAACTGGTAAATTAGGACTGAGAGAAAGTGGAACTTTTGATATTATTGTCGATCAAACTGTAAAGATTACTGGTGCTGCCAATAATCAAAGACCTGATGGTGGTAATGGGGTTGAGATTCTCTCTATGGAAGGTGGTATTCTTCTTAATTGTCAGAAAGGAACTCTTAAGATAAATGCTAAGAATATTGAAATTAACTCAAATACTAATATAACTTTCAAAGCATCAGAGAAGATTACTCACGATGCTGATCATGTTCATTTTCATGTTAGAGATTTAGATGTGGATCCTGGTAGATTTAATGGAAATGTTAAGAGAGGTGATATTAGGGTAAGAGAATTGGGATTCTTATATAATTGTTATAGAGGAACCGAAGTCGGGGAGTTTGGAACCTAATGACACAAGAACAGAATTTTTCAGATATAAATGACGGTGGCAATCATCAGGTAAGTAATGTTGCCGAATTTTATAATGATGTTCATGTTTATGGAAAATTATATGCAGATTTAGTTGGTGGATTATCTGGTGATGGTAGTCAAGGACTAACTGTAGATAGTTTAACTGTTAATAATAATGCTACTTTTTTAGGTGATATATTTGTAGAAGGTCTTATTGATACTGATTATCTAACAGTAAGCCAGAGGTTAGATGTTGGTATGGGTGGGACAGTTTTTACTGCCATATCTACTACTGATGGAAGGAATGGTGAAGGTCAGATAGGAGGTCGGGTTGGTATTGGTAGTACACGACCAGACGCTTTATTGCAAGTTGGTGAGAGATTACAATCACTTGTTGTTACTGATGGTGGTAACGTAGGATTGGGATCTACGACACCTGGAGCACGTTTCCAGGTTGGTTCTGAATGTTTAATTGTTAATACTGATCCTTGTTCAGTAGGAATAGGAACTACTTTACCTCAACAAAAGTTTCAAGTTAACACTGGTACGAATGGTGCTGTTATAAGTGATACTGGACAAGTTGGTGTAAGAACCGCTATGTTTGAAGGGACAGAAGTCTTTAAAGTAAATTCGTTAGATAATTCATTTGTTATTACCGATACTGGTAATGTTGGTATTGGTAGTTTAGATCCTACTGCGATTCCTGGTTATAATTCAAGTCAAGAGGGTATAATAAAATTAAATGTAGAGGGATCAGTTAAGATTGATCGAAATATAATTGACTCTGCAGATTCTCCAGGTGTAAATGGATATTATTTGAATAGAGATGGGAATGGTATCCGTTGGGTACAAGCATCTCCAATCTCCTTAGATGGAATGTATGTTCAGGATGAAGGTACTGATTTACCTACAAATGGAACAGCACAATTATTCCAGTGGTTGAATTTTGTACAATTAGATAGTCAGGGTCTTGGAGTAGATACCTTACTTCCAATTCCAGATCCAGCAAACCCAACTGCTATTGCAAAGATTCAAACACAGGATTTATGGGGTCATACTAATAGTAATAATGATTCTCCAATCTATAGGATGACTAAGGTTGGTATTAAGAATAATAGTCCTAGCACAGAATTAGATGTAACTGGAGAAGTTCATGCAACTGGTGCTGTTGATTTTGATGATACATTAAATGTTGATGGTGATACAACTTTAAAGGCTGCTTTAGATGTTGATGGTCTTGCTACCTTTAACAATACTACTGATGCCACCTCACCAACATCTGCCTCTGTTCAATTAGATGGTGGTTTAGGTATAGTAAAGCAGATTTATGTTGGTGGAATAGCAAAGATACAAGATACAACCGATTCTTCAAGTTGTACTACAGGTGCTTTAACAGTTGCTGGTGGTGTTGGTATTTCTAAGGACTTAAATATTTGTGGTGATCAAAAAATATCATCATCAACAGAATCTGTAAACTGTACTACTGGTGCTTTAGTAGTTACTGGTGGTGTTGGTATTTCTAAGAACTTAAATGTTTGTGGTGATGCAGATATTTACGGTACAACACAATCAGTAGATAAGAATAGTGGTGCTTTAGTTGTTGATGGTGGTGTAGGAATTGATAAAAACTTAAATGTTGGTCAGAATACAAAACTTGAGGGTACTTTAGAACTAGAGAACCAAATAATTGATAAGTTTGATAGTAATGGTGTTGGTGTATGTAAGACAGATTATAGATTATCAACCTTTAGTACGGGTGTTGGTGTTGGTGTATCTTGGAGACCTTCTGGAGTTCAAACTAAGAAAACTATATGGGTGACTAAGAATGGATGTGATAGTAATAGCGGATTATTGGAAGGTGATGCAAAATATACTATATCCGCTGCTGCTGCCGTAGCACAGATGGGTGATACTATTAAAGTTCGTTCTGGTATTTACTATGAAGATAACCCAATTGGATTAAATTATGATGTTGCCATTTCTGGTGAAGATTTAAGATTAGTTACTGTGGTTCCTAATAACACTTCTAAGGATATATTCCATGTTAGAAATGGATGCTTAGTAGAGAATTTAAGTTTCAAAGGATCTGGTGGAACAACAACAACTCATCATGGTTTAGCAGCAGTAGCATTTCCACCAACAGATAATGCTGATAAAGCAATTGGTGGTTTTATTGACCTTGGTCCATCTAATGAAGGACCTAATGGTAGATATAAGAGTCCTTATGTTAGAAACTGTACTAACTTTATGACGGGTAGTATTGGAATGAAGATTGATGGTAATCATGTTGACGCTTCACACACAGGAACTAATGATCTAGGTCAAGATTTGAAGAGTATGGTTTGTGATGCCTTTACTCAATATAATGAGGCTGGTATCGGTGTTTCAATTACTAATAAAGGATATGCACAGTTAGTTTCTATCTTTACTATTGGTTGTGAGAAAGCAATTTATTGTGATAGTGGTGGACAATGTGACCTTACAAACTCTAACTCATCATTCGGTAAGTTTGGATTAGTTGCTGATGGCACAAGTGGTGTTGAATTTGATGGAACTCTAAGTGCTAAGATGGAAGCTGAGGCTGATAAGATAGAAGTTACTAATTGCCAAGATCAAAGCAATAATAATAGAACTCCTTTTGATGGACAGGGTGCATACTTCCACTTAGATATGAGTGATTACCCAGATACAATTTCAACTGCATCAGTAACTGCACCGTTACAAACTATTAGATCTATTGTAGTTGTGAATGGTGGTAATCCTGGTGATTATTCTGCATCTGCACCTCCTCTTGTTACTGCTTCCTTACCAGAAGGTCCTGAATCAATTATTGCCGAGTTCTCACCAAACGTAAGTGCTGCTGGAACAATTACTTCTGTTGATGTGATTGCTAGTGGTAGAAACTTCTTACCCACTCAGAATGTTGTAATGAGTATATCTGGTAGTGGTAATGCTCAGTTGACAGCAGATATGGATCCGATTCTATATACTGTGGATGAGGCAACCGAAGTTACTAATAGTGGTGAAACAACAGTAACCTTTAATGAATTTATTCCTTATGAAGTAAAATCTACTGCAAAGGTTGAATTTATGAGGTTGAGTAGAATCATAACCAGTTCACATTCGTTTGAATATGTGGGTGCAGGTGTAGATATAAATACAGCTAACCCATTCCAGGCTGGAAAACCAATACCAGAAAATGAAGTTGTTGCCATTAACGGTGGTCAAGTTCCTTTCACAAGTACGGATCAAAAAGGTAATTTTAGAATTGGTGATGGATTGACTATTGATCAAACAACTTCTACAATACGTGGTAGAGATTTCAATAGAGCAATACAAGCACAATTAACACCACTTATATTAGCGTTAAGATAATATGGCAATAGCACCAGTAAATAAGTTTATTAATATTGCCGTTCCTGTTGCACCAGGTGTGCAGAAACTTTATGAGGTTCCAACAGGAACTTCTGCTTTATTATTGTATGCACAAGTATCTAATGTTGCTGTTGGGACAACTTATCCTACAACTACATTTTGGCAGAGAAGAACGCAGAGAAGTACTGGTAGTGAAAGAGATATACGAGTTATAAAATCAGCAGAGATACCACCACAGGATGCATTAATAATGGTGGATGGTAGAATAGTATTAGAAAAAACACCATTAGTAGTTGACAGTTTATACATTCGTGGAACCCAACAAGGTGTTGGTATTATTACTGATGTTCAATATGATGAACCAAGTGGAATTGCTACAGTTGTTACGAAGATAAAGCATGGATTTAATGCTGGTGATCAGATTAGTATGGGTGGAATGTATTTCACTTGCCCAAGTTATTCTGGTATAACAACTAATATCTTCCCAGATCCTCAGAGATCTTATACTGTAGATACTGTTGATGGTAATGTAGGAACATCTAAAACATTCTCAATTGATATTGGTGGTGCTAGTGGAAACGAACATGTTTATAGCACAGCAATTCATAGATTTGTTAGAGCAGTTCCTCAGGCTGTAGAAGTAACTGCAAGTTCAGGTGTGGCAGTTGGAACAAAGTTTAATGTAAGTGCTGCAACTTATACTGGATCAACTGGAGAAATAACTTTAAATATTGGAAATAATTCTTTAGCAAATGGAGATACGATTAAGATAGCAGATAATTCTATAATAATGACTTGTACTATGGATAATCATTATAGTGAACATTCTTATCCTAGAGCAACAGATCCAGCATCTAATACTGCATTAACTCTTGCTGTTGCTGTTGCAAACGAATCAATTCGAGTAAATGTTGGTAAGTCTTATTCTGGTGGATACGTTGCTCCATTAGAAATGGAATTAATAGCAAGTATCCTAGAGAATAGTAATGTCTAAGAGATATTTAAGTGGGCGGGTTAAAAGATTACCGCAAGATCAATTAAAAGATGATAGGTATAAGTATCTTGGTCTAGAACAGGCAGAACCAAATCTTGCCGATCCAATTACTAGTCCTGCAGTTCCTTCTGGTCAACAGTATCAGTTGGTTGCTATTCCTGGTTTTGAAGGTAAGAGATATTGGGTTCCTGTTGGTGGTGGATTAATTCCAGGTGCTATAAGTGTATATGATGAAGGAGTTCTTGTTAGTGCTGCGAGTAGTGTAACTCAACTTAATTTTGTTGGTGCAGCAGTAACAGCACAAGTAGATGTTCAAAATCCTTCAGGGCATCCAGGTATTGCTGCAACTGTAACTGTTGTACCTGTTACGATTGGTTCTGAGCCTCCAGTTAATCCTATTCATGGAGAATTGTGGTGGGAAGATGATATTGGAGATTTATGTATTTACTATAATGATGGTGATACTAGTCAGTGGGTTACTGTAGTTGCTAGTGGAAACGGTGGAGGTCCCACAGGTCCTGTTGGTCCTACAGGTCCAACTGGAATAACTGGTCCTTCTGGTCCTCCAGGTCCTGCATCTACAGTACCAGGACCTCCTGGTCCTACAGGTGACGATGGTGCTGCTGGTCCTCCAGGTTCTGATGGTCCTCCAGGTTCTGATGGTTCTCCAGGTCCAAGTGGTCCTCCAGGTCCAGATGGTCCTGCTGGTCCTCCAGGTGATGATGGTCCAGCTGGTCCTCCAGGTCCTGCTGGTGGTCCTCCAGGTCCAAGTGGTCCTCCAGGTCCAAGTGGTCCTCCAGGTAATGATGGTGGATCTGGTACTCCAGGTCCTCCAGGTAATGATGGTCCTGCAGGTCCTCCAGGTCCAAGTGGTGGTCCTCCAGGTCCTCCAGGTCCAAGTGGTCCTCCAGGTCCTGATGGTGGTAGTGGTTCTGATGGTCCTCCAGGTCCTGCAGGTCCTCCAGGTCCAAGTGGTGGTCCTCCAGGTCCTCCAGGTCCTCCTGGAAATGATGGTTCTGATGGTTCTGGTAGTCCTGGTCCTCCAGGTACAATAGGTCCAAGTGGTCCTCCAGGTGCTGATGGTAATGATGGTTCTGATGGTTCAACTGGTCCAAGTGGTCCTCCAGGTACAATAGGTCCAAGTGGTCCTCCAGGTCCTCCAGGTCCTCCAGGTTCAGGTGGAACAGCAAATACTGATCCAGCATTTGACATATATGTAAGAAATACCCAAACAACTCCATCAACTATATCAGTTACTTTTGATACTACCAATTATGATAGTTGGTTAGTTTTCGTTACTTCTGGTGGTGGAGGAGCTGGTGGTGGTTCTTCCAGTGGTAACTCTGGTGGAGGAGGCGGCGGTGGCGGTACAGCCATTCGTAGATATTCTGCTGCAGAAATGGGTAATGGTCAGTGTACTTTATTTGTTGGACAAGGTGGTGCTGCTGGTCAAGGTGGAGGTAATGGATCTTCTGGTCAGTATTCTCAGTTCTATCCAAACTCAAGTCAGTATGCTATAACTGCTTATCCTGGTCAAGGTGGTGTTGGTGGTAATTCTGGTGCTATTGTTTCTGGTGGTGGAGGAGGAGTTGGATATGGTGATATAAATTCCTTTGGTGGTGAAGGTACTCCTGGTGCTGGTGGAGAAACTGGTAGAGGTGGAGAAACTTATTGGGGTGGTGGTCACGTTTGGACTCCTGGTGGAGGTGGAAGAGGAGTTCAGGGTAATGCTAATCCTATAGGAATAAATGATGGAAAACCAGGGCAAATTGTAGTTTTTTCATACAAGAAGAGTAAATTTACAGTTTAATTATGAGTTTTTTAAACGATTTTAAAAAAACAGATCTTCAACAGCAAGCTGATGCTGATGCTGTTCAAACTAATATAAGAGCTGGTATTGGAACTACTTACATAGATTTTGCTATAGTTGACAATTCTACTAGTTTAGTAGCAACTACTATAGTGGGTTATGCAGATACATCCAAGAATCCAACTTGTACTCAAATGGGTTTTACTGAACATCATTTCGTTGCTATTGGTGCTACTTATCGTGGTGAATTTGCTGGTATTCCAAATCGGTGCTTAGTAAGACCTGATTGGAAATATACTGATGCTGGTGGATTCTTTGATCCAGTTGATTATACGGAAGCATGGACAAAAGGTTTGAGAGAAGCCAGAGATAAAAAATTATCAGAATCTGATTGGACTCAATCGGCAACAGATAGTACATTATCATCTGCTAAGAAGACTGAGTGGGCTACTTATAGACAGGCACTAAGAGATTTACCTGCTAACACTACAGATATTGCCAATCCTCCTTGGCCGACAAAACCATCAACTTAAAATAAATAAAGAGGTATATTAATACAGAATGTCCAAGATTGATTTTCCAGCTAATCCTAATGTAGGTCAAGATTATTCCTACAATAATTCCATTTGGAGATGGGATGGTTTTGTCTGGAGAAGAATTCCCGATCCAGGTGCTCCAGGTCAAACTGGTCCTACTGGTCCTCCAGGTTTAACTGGACCTGCTGGTCCCGATGGTCCTACAGGTCCTGATGGTCCTCCAGGTCCTGCTGGTGGTCCTCCAGGACCAACTGGTCCTTCAGGTAATGATGGTGCTGATGGTCCTATTGGACCTCCTGGTATTGGCGGACCTACTGGTCCAACTGGTCCTAGTGGTGGTCCAGGTGCTCCAGGTCCAAGTGGTGGAACTGGTCCTGCTGGTCCTGTTGGTCCTGTTGGTCCTACTGGTCCCGATGGTCCTCCAGGTCCAACTGGTCCAGGTAATACAGGAACGATTGATAGTGTAAAGCAATATAGAACTACTGGTGTAGAGAGAAGTTGTGAAAGCCCGATCTTTGTAGTTAATAACAATACAATAGGTATTGGATCGACAAGTAACGCTTACGGAAATAGATTTACTCAGAATGATGATCCTACTACTGCTAATGGTGGTAGTTGGACTGTATGTGATGGAGATTTATGGTATGATATGGACTCTGGTGCTGGTGGAGGACCTGGTCCTGCTGGACCTCCTGGTCCTCCTGGTCCTACTGGTGGTGGACCTCCTGGTCCAACTGGTCCTGCTGGTCCTCCAGGTGGAGATGGTCCTACTGGTCCTGATGGTCCTGATGGTCCTCCAGGTCCTCCAGGTTCGGGTGGCGGTGGTGCTAATGTAGAAACATCAGATACACCTCCAACAAGTCCTAGTGATGGTGATCTCTGGTGGGATTCTATTAATGGACGATTAAATGTTTATTATCAAGATGCTGATAGTTCACAATGGGTTAGTGCTAGTGGTGTAGGAATTGGATCTACTGGTGCTACTGGTCCTGCTGGTCCTCCAGGTCCAACAGGTGGAGATGGTCCTCCTGGTCCAGGTGGTACTGGTCCTGCTGGTCCTCCAGGTCCTGCTGGTCCAACTGGTCCTGCTGGTCCTCCAGGAACTGGTAGCGTATCAGATAAAATAGAAGAGGGTAATAGTAAAGTAGAAGTTATTGATACTGGAGTTGGTTTAGGTACTGTTTTTGTCAATACAGAGGGTACTGATCGTTGGGAATTTACCCATCAAGGTCATCTTCTTCCAGTAGCACATGAACAATATGATATTGGATCAGCAGATCAAAAAGTTAGACACTTATTCTTATCTGATAACAGTATAAAATTTGTTAAGAGTGATAATACAGTTAATTCATTAGGTATATGGACAGGTACTGATAAATTAACCTGGACTGGATCATATGGTTTTATGAATTTAAGTGGGCATATTATTCCCACTGATAATGCACAGTATGATCTAGGTAATGCAGAATATAAGATTAGACATTTATTCTTATCTGATAATAGT